ACACGCGCTATCGTGAATAAGACAAATAGCTTTATCACCAAAATTATCTATAGACCACATACCTGGTTCTAATACTAAGTCTCCTGATGCTGCTTCACCCCATGCCACAAAATCAGTTGTGTTTGTAACTGTATCTCCACCGTTATGTGATGATGGTGATGTACCTCTTACATCTCTAGTTACACCAGTTAATTCATTTGACGCACTAATACCTGTATAAGATATTTCTTCAGTTCCTATTTTAATAAAGTTTGTACCTGTTGTAGGAAACAAAGTAGAATCAGTTAATATTATACCTGTTGTTTGACTACTATTAATACCTGAAGTTATAGTCGTTGTTGCTACTCCAGCAACTTCTCCTCCCCATGTTCCTAATGACCAACCAAAACCTTTTGCCTGTACAGCTGGTCCTACAGGATAGTAGTGTTGAACTCTGATACCACCTGAAGTTGTTGCACCAGAACCTGTTTCATTTGATGGCATTGTAATTGTAACAGTTGTGCTTGATGGCACAGAAGTTACCATAAATTTTTTATCATCAAAATCAGATGCACCAAAATTGGAATTAGTTATTGCACTAAAATTATCTAATAAAATTATGTCGTTTTCATTAATATTATGAGATCCACTAAAAGTTATTGTAACAACAGCTGATCCGTTAGTCGTGCTGAATGCATTTGTAAGAGTGTTTGTAGATTTAATTGGGTGTATGTCATAATAAATACCTCCTGAGTATGCGTATAAAATCCTGTTTGTGCCTATGATTGCATACTTTCTAGCTTTACTATTTACAAAATGATGAAGACCTCTACCTGCTCCTGTTAACGCACTTGCACCTAATTGTTTCCATCCACCTATTTTTTCTGGAATACCATACCTAAACCTAACATTATCACAGTCTATCCACTGACCCTCTGCTCCTGTGGCTGAAATTTGTTTATTGATACCTGGTTGAAAACCTATTTTTTGTAGCATAATAATCCTATAATAATCAGGCAGGAGATGGTGTGGTGGTGTATCTCCCGCCAGATTATTATTCTACTATATTATTTTGGTAATTTAAAGCCTTTAAACCATGCAGGCAACCCTATAAATGGTCGTTTATCAAACTCATTTTCTTTAGCCATCTTAGAGCCTTTTTTGTTGTAATGTAAAAATACTTGGCCACAGTGGTCACCTTTAAATTCTTCTCTCCAATGTTCTAAATCACAACCAGAATATATTAACATATCTCCAGGCTCTAGTTTTACCTCTATTCCAGCCTGTCCTTTTTTACCTGTTGGGTCTAAATATATTGGCCAGTCATCGCCACCAAGATTAAGTGTCGTAGATATTTCACAACTAAACCTATCTTTATGTCTAGCTAACACATCACCTTGTTTATATATTCTAGCGTAAGAATATGTTTCTGATAATTTTAAACCTGTATGTTTTTCCATAATTGGTTTTACTTTTTGTAACAAAGTTTCCATTACTAAATCACTATAATGTGAATAAGTGTTTGGCACTTGACTATCTGTCCATACTCCAAAGTATTCTGTAAATGGTGATATAAATTTTTGATCAAACAAAAATCTAGCTACCCTTCTTTTGTTTAAGAAATAAGCATAACAAAAATCAGCCATTTCTTTATTTATTGCTTTTTTTAAAACACTATATTTATTTTTTTTGAACGACATTAAGTACTCCTTTCGGTATTGCTTGACAGTTCCAATGTATAAATCTAAACGGTTCGTATCCTATATCTACACTATATAAATGTGGCATATAAGATGGAAAAAATATCATACGACCAGGTTTAACCTTGTAGTGTATTTGCGAAGTTGCATAAGTTACTTTTGATTTATCTTTTTCAGGTAAAAGATTCATTACATTACCTGCTCTTGGATCTTCAAAAACTGGCATAGATGTTCTTTCACTAGCCTTTAAAAAATAAAAACCAGATATGTGTCCATTCCAATGCGTATGCAAAGTGTGATGTCCACCACCCTTTTTAGAAAATTCTTGAACCCACATTTCTGTTGTAAATAAACTATAATTCGTTAAATCAAATCCCATTTCGTTTAATAAATTTTGTGCGGTTGCACCTACGTAATCCTGTAATTGTTTAAACTTAGGATCTCCAATTAGTGTTGTGGAATGAAACACATGACCCATATCTCCTTTATCACCAAATTTTTTATTTCGTTGATCTATTTCTTTTTTTAAATTTTTTTGAGCTTTTTTGATATAAGGATCAGAGGCTTTATTTAATTTATTTACAAATTTAGGCTCATCTGCAAACCATATTGGACACTTAAAATATTCTTCTAAATTTAATTGTTTTGGAAAACTCATCTAAATGGGTACCCCAAATTCCATATTACTAAACTATATCTTGATCCTTTTTTTACTGGGCATACTCTATGCCAAACAAAACTAGGAAAAACAACTAGTGATCCCTTTGGTAATATTTCCTTACATTTTTTAATATTAGGTTTTTTATCAGGGTCCATATTTCTAAAATCAAATTCTAACTCTCCACCTTTGTAATCTTTTGGGTCTGATAAACTAACTGTTACGGATAGTTTTCTTATTTTACCATGCGATGGATCATTTGTATTTTGTCTTACGTAAGGTTTATCCCAACTATCACAATGCCAATCATAAAATTGACCTTTATTATATTTAGTAAATTGACAAGATTCAGACCAATCCCAATTAAAATTCCAACCTGCATCATGATTTGCTTGATGTACATATGGTTGTATTT